CTGGAACGCGCCGGGGAGGCGGTGGCGATCCGCCGCGAGCTGGCGGCGGCGCGGCCAGACGCCTTCCGGCCCGACCTCGCCCTGTCGCTCAACAACCTGGCCAACCGGCTGAGCGCTCTCGGACGGCGCGAGGAGGCGCTGGAACGCGCCGGGGAGGCGCTGGCTGTTTACCAGGAGCTGGCGGCGGCGCGGCCAGACGCCTTCCGGCCTTACCTCGCCGGCTCGCTCAACAACCTGGCCAACCGGCTGAGCGATCTCGGGCGGCGCGAGGAGGCGCTGGAACGCGCCGGGGAGGCGGTGGCTGTTTACCAGGAGCTGGCGGCGGCGCGGCCAGACGCCTTCCGGCCCGACCTCGCCCTGTCGCTCAACAACCTGGCCAGCTTCCTCAGCGCTCTCGGGCGGCGCGAGGAGGCGCTGGAACGCGCCGGGGAGGCGGTGGCTGTTTACCAGGAGCTGGCGGCGGCGCGGCCAGACGCCTTCCGGCCCTACCTCGCCATGTCTTTAGCTGTCCTTGCTAATTGTTTTGTGGCTACCGATCGGCTGACCGAAGCGTTGGCGGCCAACCGAGAAGCTATCGAGACTCTATGCGAGCCCTTTCTCGCTCTGCCACACGCTTTCTTTCATTGGATGTTGCCGATGGTACAGCAACACCTCGAGCGGTGTAAGGCGTTGGACGTCGAGCCGGACGAAGAGCTGTTGGGGCCGATCAATCCAGTGCTCAGTGAGTTGATGGATCGGGAGCAGAAGCAAAAAAACCAAGGAGAGCAAGCATGATGGATCCGGTGAGTTTGGCCACGGCGGCGGTGGCGGTTTTGAGCCCCTATCTTGTCGAGGGCGGGAAGGAGGTGACGAAGACGGCGGGTAAGGACCTTTATGCCTGGATCAAGGGCAGGTTCACCGGCCCGGTGCCGGTGGCGGAGGCGATGGACGATCTTGAAGCGAACCCAACGTTGGAAGATAACAGAGCGGATCTTCGGAAGCGGCTCGCGAAGGCACTGGCGGCCGATCCGAGCCTCGTCGAGGAACTGAAGGCGCTGCTGCCCGAGGCGACGGGCACGGGAGCCACGACGCAGACGATCGATCAGTCCAGAAGCACCGGCGCGAAGGCGGCGCAGGTCAGCGGCAACCAGAACACCACCTCGATTGGCTGATCGCGGCTAGCCCTTGGCAGCCGGCGAAGGGCACCGGCCCTCTTCCCAGCACTGGACGCGCCACTGCTTTGGCGTGACCTGTCCGGGGAGGGCCCAAGCGCCCCGGCGATTCGCCTTCGCCTCGGCCTGGGCGTCGGCGGACGCCGCGTCGCGGATCCAGTCGCCGCGATCCGGCAGCTATCCCCATCCCGACCTGAGCATTTCAAGGTTCACGTTCTTCCGGCCGCGTCCGCGTCCGCGGTAGATATGACAGACCAGCCGATCGTAGACGTCGACATCGTAGCAGGTGGCTTTCACCTTGGCGCCGATCGGCAGCAGGGAGAGCAGCTGATCGCGCGCGGCGTCGCCGCCCCGCTGCCCAGGCCGGGCGGAACCATGACCGATCTCCGGGCTGTCGTAATCGGACATTCGGACGGTCACCAGGGTGCCTTTGGCCGACCGCAGGGTGATGGTGTCACCATCCTTGACCGTCTCGACCGTGGCCGACGCGATCGTGACGCGCGACGGCCTCGCGACTGGCTGGGCCGGGGAGATGGCGAAGAGGACGGCCATGGCGACGACGGCCCCGGCCGCGCGACTGGGCAACTGACGGCGTAGCTGGTCAGCCAAGCTGACGCTCGGTATCGCGGCCGATGGCGGCGTCTTCGTCGGGGTAGGTCCAGAGGTGGCCATACAGGTCCATGGTCATCTGCAAGGTGCTGTGGCCCATTAGCTTCTGGATCCGCTTCGGCTGCAAGCCCAGTTCGATCCAGAGCGAGGCCGCGACGTGGCGGAGGCCGTGCATCCCGAACCTCGGCGCCGGCTTTCCCGCCGGCTTTCCGGGGGGCGCTTCGCTGACCAGACCGGCGGCGATCATCAGCGGCACCCACCAGCGGTTCCATAGGTTGGCGTAGCTTTGGATCGTGCCGGACGCCGTGGGAAAGATCAGCCCGCTGTCCGACTGGGGGATCGACGGCAGCCAGGCGCGGACCGCCGCGACGGTGTCGGGGCCGATCGGCACGCGGCGCCGGCTCGCCTTGCTCTTGCACGGGCCGGCCGCCTGGTAGCTGTCGGCGCGCTGGAAGATCCAGACCTCGGGCTGGGCGCCGGTCAGCATGACGCCGCGCCGAGTCAGGCCCCGCAGCTCGGATATCCGAAGGCCGGCGAACATCATGAGGCTGATCATCGCCATCGACCGGCCGGTCTGGTCCAGCTTGGCGGCGGCGACCAGGGCCTTGAGTTCGGCCTTCGTGGGAATCGCGACATCCCCCTCCTCTTCCCGATCCGATCGCTCGGTCGTGCGGATCTTGACGTCGGATGCCGGGTCGTGGGTCATCATCTCCATCCGGCGCGCGTAGCCCAGCGCCATCTTGAATGTCCCAAACACCTTGCCCGCCAGATCGGCCGACAGTTCCGCCTCCAGCTCGGTCACGAAAGCCATGACGGCGGAGGGCCGGAGCTTGGTCAGTTTGACGCGGGCGACGTCACGCGGCGCTATGTGCCGGCGCACATGGGTCCTGTAGCCCTTGAGGGTGATCCGCTCGCGGGTTCCGGTGCGGACTAGGTGCTCGATATCGGTGAGCCAAGCCTCGCACACGTCACCGACGGTGCGGCTGTCCCGATCGGCGACGTGGGTACCGGCGGCGAGTTGCCCCTCGATCCGCACCCGCTCGGCCTCGGCATCCCGTTTCATGTCGTGCAGCGAGCGGTGGCGCTTGCCGGCGGCGTCGAAATACGACAGCTCCCAGCGCTTAGATGTGCCGGATTTCTTCTTCCAGGTGACTTGGCGGATCGATGCCATGATCGGCGATTTTCAGCGGTGGCGCGGAAGGGTGCCAGCGGATTCCGCCCTCGCCGCAAAGTACGCGTCGAGTTGGGACTTCCTGGCGCAGATACCGACACCCGGTTCGCTCCAGATTGGCAGGCTGGTCTCGCCACGCTTCGCCAGATCCACCAGAAGGTAGACCCTCCGCTTGGGCCAGCCGAGATAGGCGCCGATCGCCTCGGCGCCAGTCAGCAGGTCGATGGCGAGCGGCGCCGGCGGTGTCGCGGCTGCGGAACTCGGTGTCGGGGCCGTGGTTATTCCGGCGCTCATATCGTCTGCCCTCCGCGAGCGGTGGCGGGGTTGGCCGGCGCGGCCGTGCCGGAGCGGAAGCGCTGCTGGATCGTCTTCGCCGAGGCGAAGGCGAGTTCCGGGGGGAGGTGGCGAAAGGCGTTCGCGGATTGGGCGATCGCCACGATGGCTTGGCGGAGTTCGCTGACCTTGGCTTTCGCCCATTCGTGCCGGTCGCCGAAGATCAGCCCGACGCTGTCGGCGAGGTCGAGGAGCTGGGCCTTGTCGAGGGTGGCGACATAGGCGGCGTCGACGGTCCAAACCTCCGCCATGTCGAGGTCGACCGCCGAGGCCAGGGCGATCTGGAGCGGGGTGTCGCCGAGGTTGTCATCGCGCCAGGGGTCGGACCAGACGCCCAGCCGCTGCACCACCAGACAGGCGTGCAGGTCCTCCAGCGCGGGGCGGTCGAGTTCCCGCAGCGCCGCCCAAAGCTTCGTATCTCCCCTGCTCCGGGCTTTGAGGTAGGGATCGAGGTCGACCAGACCGGCGCCGAGTCGGTCGCGCCACTCGCCCAGCCGCAGCGCCAAGCCGGCATCCAGGGCGTGATTGTCCGGTCCCTTGGCCTCCGGACGGATGGCCACGACGTCGTCGCCCAGCAGCCCCATGATCGCGACACGCAGGACCGTGGCGGTGCCAGTCTCCAGCGTGGCCCGCTGGAGCGCGCGGCTCTTCGCCGCCTTCGCGTAGATCCGTCGTCCGGTCGATACGCCCGCGACCGGATCGGTCTTCTTGGCGAGCGCCTTCTTTTCGGCCGTGCTCATCTCGGCGGGCTTGGTGTCGCCGGACCAGCGCCGGACCGGCTCGACGATCTGGACGCGGTAGTCGGGCATGATGACGATCGCCGCTCCGCCGCGCTCATCCCGCGCGTAGGTCTTGGAGAGTTTCGCCGGGTCCAGATCGAGCCATGTCGTCTTGGATCGAACGATCTCGACGAAGGCGTGCGTCTCGCGGAGTTCCACCGCCTTCGCCTCGACGGCGGCGTCCTGGAGCTGGCGGAACAGGGTGACGTCGCAGCATTTCAGGGTCTTGCCGCCATAGGTGTTGTGGTCCTCGGCGAGGTCGCCCGTGTAGAGGGCTTTGTCGAACAGCGCGTGGCCCAGATTCGGAAAGCCGGCGTGGATCTTTTCGTGGAGTTCGGACGCCGTCTTGTAGCCCCAGTCGGCCTTCAGCAAGGGGCCGAGGTGGCTGAGTTGGACATCGTGCGGCACGCGGACCAGCTCGCGCGCCATCTCGGTGGAGATCCTGCCGGCGGCGAAAGCTTCGGCGGCGGCCGGGGCGAGGTCTCGTGCCATCTGCATGCGGAGTTGGACGAAACGCGGAGTCTTGGCGATCACCCGGGCTATCTCGGCCGGGTCGGCCTTGCCGGCACGCTCCAGATCGAGGAAGGCTTGGCCCTCCTCGAGCGGGTGCATGTCCTGGCGCTGGATGTTCTCGGTCAGCGCGATCTCGATCAACTCGATGTCGGAGCATTCGCGCAGCGTGCAGGGGACCATGCCGCCGGGGAGCCGGTCCTCGGGCCAGCGGCCCTCGTCGTGCAGCAGCTTGAGCGCGCGGTACCGGGTGCCGCCGATGTAGACCTCGGCGAGCTGGCCGACGGCGTCGAGGATGTCACGGGTTCCGGCGCGGATCGTCAGCGGCTGGAGCAGGCCCTTGGCGGCGATGCTGTCGGCGATCTCCGCGACGGCGGCGGGGTCGAACCGCTTGCGCGGGTTGAGCGGCGATGGGAACAGCTTCGTGATGTGGCGGGTGACGCGGTCGCCAGCGTCCTCGTCGGACGTGGCGATCGCCGGCGCCGGAGGCGCGGTGTCGCCCAGCAGCTCGGTGAGGTGGCACCCGAACGCCTTGGCGAGATCCTGGACGGTCGAGACTTCAGCGGTCTGCGACTTGCCGCTTTCCAGCAGCGAGATCTTGCTCTGCGCGACGCCGGATTGCTGCGCCAGTTCGCGCTGGCTCCAGCCCGCCATTCCCCTTCGCCGCGCCACTTCCAGGCCCAGGGTCGAGGGCGAGAGGGTGTCGACCGGTAAGTTGGTGTCCATGTGCTCTTCTCCTTCGCGGCGTCAGAGACCGGCCATCGCCAGGAACTCGGCCGCCAATTCGGGCGGGAGGAAGTCGGGGCTGGAGTGGAATTCCCACTCGCAGTCGGGCAGCGGCGGCGGGCGGTGCAGGACCTGGATGGCCCGGGCTGAAAACGGAGTGCGGCTGATCCAGCCCTTTTTCACGAGCGTGGCCAGCAGCCGCATGGCGTTCGCGGCTGACGAGGTGTCCAACTCCCAGGCCAACTCTTTCAGCGAGGGGGCGACATGGTGGATGTCGGTCCACTCGACGATGATCCGCAGCACCTCCAGCTGGCGCGGGGTCAGCGGGTCCGGGCGCTGGGCGGTGGGCGTGGCAGTGGGGCGAGCGGCGTTCGCGATGGTGGTGGCGGCTTGCGGGGTCATGCCGTCACCTCATCGCGCTCTACCGGATCGTCACACCAGGACGAGAAGCTGTCCCTGTAGCTGCGCAGGGATGTCTCTTCGATGTTCAAGGCGCCGGGAACTTCGCCACTGTCCACAGGATGCTTGTCAGACCAGATCAGACCACGCTTCTTTCCATTGGGCGGGCCTGGATCGAAATAGATCCACCCATTCGTATCCGACTCGGCGTCTGTGGGGTTCCAGACCTTGCGCGCGGGATCGGCGGCGTCGATCATCTCGCCGAGAGGGAGGCCCGCGGAATCGGGCGCTGTGGGTGCTTCGAGGTTTTTCATGACTGCCTCCTGTGTGTGACGGGAGGCAGCGTAGGATTTATCCTACGTTTGTGTCAATGGTGATCGTAGGCAATATCCTACATTCCTACACTGTTGCGCCGTAGGGACATAGGAACCTGACAGGTTCAGCATATCCACGTACGGCGACGATGATGTGGCGCGCGATGCCATTTCGAATTTGTTGAGAACGCGCTTGGTAATTTTGGGAGGTCACGTTCAAGGAGTTTTATGATGGGCATATTCGCTTCACTCACTTCGCTATTCCGCCGTACCCAGTCGGCCCCGCCTCCAATGGTCGCTAGTTTTCATCCGGATGGTTTGGATGTTCCAGACAGTTTGGACATGCCAGGTTCAGTCCCGGCGGAAATCAGCATTGATGACGTCAATGATGAAGCCCGTACCGATATTGTTGGGTCGACCTTCGCGATCGAGTACAGCGACGCGGCAGGCAACTTCAGCAGGCGCCGCATTACCGTCAAAGATCTGCATCGCGAGGGTGCGATCCTGTACCTGACGTGCCTCTGTCACGAACGGAAAGCCATTAGGTCCTTTCGATACGATCGCATCGAGTCCGTGATCGATTTGGATGGCGTCATACACGATCCTGGCGACTTCTTCGCTCGTGAACTCCAGGCGACCGAGTTCATGGACTTCTCCAGCGCACCAATTCAAGCGCGGGTGAAGGCCGCCTCCCCCGCTGTGGAAAAGCCCGGGATGGCTCACAGGAAAGCAGCTAGGGACGGTCTCAGGGTGCTGATCGCCCTCGCCCGTGCGGATGGCTTGCTGCACGGTGATGAGCTGGAAATCGTTCTGGACTACGTCGCGGAGAAAGCTGATCGCGCCGGTCTAGTCATGGGCGAGGCCGATCGATCCGCTGTGGCGGCTTATCTGCGCCGGCAACATCCCAGCGCCGATGTGCTCGAACGCTGTCTTGGAAAGCTTGAGGATGAGAACGCGTCCGACCAACGCTTGTTCTTGCGCAGCGCGATCGCCCTTATGGATGCCGACGGCCTTCAGCACCCCGCCGAGTTTGATTTGATAATGGATATCCAGCGGCGCCTAGCGCCAGCGTAGTATGGGTCAAAGCTCGATTGAACCGCAAATCCGGTAGATCCCCTGGATCCCATCAATCGGGATTTCGTACTCCTGGTCAGGGGTCAGTTGACGCACCGTCAGCTGGCCCTCGGTCAGCTTGACGAACAGTCGGATGATGGCTTGGTTCTCCATATCCAGCACCACGATCGGCTTGCCCGGAGTTGGGAGCCTATTCGGATGAACGATTACCTTGTCTCCCGCGCTGTATTTCGGCTCCATCGAGTCGTCGGGAACGAAGGTGGCCCAAGGGTCCGCCACGCCCGCGAGTTCCATGGGACGCCTTTCTAGCGCAGCAGGCGGACTATCAAACTTTATCACGGTAAATCGCGCCCCTGACACTATCTTACCGTATACAGGTAGGTATATATCACTGTATGCGGGACCAGAAGTTGTGCCAGCAGTATCCGCAGAATCATCCTGCGAAACAAGATGTCGAATATTGTTATTTGATTGTTCAGGTCGCGAACTATTTCGTAAGAATATTTCTCGCCCAGCGTCATCTATGAGCGTCGGTTCGTCTCGCAAAATCTCCGGATCGCAACCCAACACCTCCGCGAGTTTGAGGCGAGATCTCTCAGGCAAGTGCGCGGGTGTTCCGTTCTTAAGGTACTGCTGCATATAGGTTTGGTTTTTACCCATGCGCCGGGACGCCTCCGCAAGGGTGAGGTCGCGGCTTTCTAGCAGCTGACGGACAAGTTTTCGCACATCGTTCATAGGATGCATCCTACTTAACGAAATGTTACCTGGGAAATAGGATTTATCCTGCACATGCGGCTTGACGGATCGTAGGTATAATCCTACGTTCCGATCCTATGATGCTCGATGAAACACGCCTCCTCCCCGAAATCCGCTCGTTCCTTGAACGAGCGGAGATGTCCGCCACCAGCTTTGGTCGAAAGGTCGCTGGGGATCCTCGACTGGTTTTCGACATCGAGGGCGGCCGAGAGGTTCGGAGGAAGCTTCGCGCCAAGATTACCGAGTTCATTTCAGCGAATGATCCATGCCGGGATGGCGGTCAATCTGGTCAGGGTGATTGATCGTGATCGCCTCCCAGCATATCCGCGCGCAACTCCAAACGTGTCTTCGCACGCTCTATGGACATGGCGCAGTCGGCCATCGCTTCGGACATCCGTCTCGACGCCGCGAGAATGTCCGCCGAGATCCTCCCCAGTTCTGCGGCGGTGGATCGAAGTTCCTTCGACGCCTTCGTTATTCGGGCCTTTGTCATCGCTCGTCCCATAGTGGCTCATACACCCGTACTGAGGTGCATCTGGGATGCCAAGCGAGTCTATACCCACGATGCGGGTATGAGCCGAATTCCTATGCGAAAGAACACTCAGCCTTAGAATTGCGTCTCCAAAACGGACGACAACTCCGCATTGGTTTGCAGAAAGCAAAGATCGCTCGCAAACCGCATGTCCGGCTGATCGCTTTTCCAACTCTTCCCTACCCCATCCACTAAGGAGCCGCCGCAGGGCGGGACGAAGAACCATGTCCGCGAACAAAGACGCTGAGGCGTACCTCCGCTTGCTGGAGGAACGGGACGGGGCGCCTGACGATGGCGCGACCGACAGGACGGATGCCGAGTTTGGCGCGGGCGTGCGCCTGACCTGCTTGGAGCTGGCGTGCAAGCGTGATGGCGACGTGTCCGAGCGGGTGCTGCCGCTGGCCGCGATGATGTCCGCTTTCGTGCTGCATGGCGTCGTGCCGAGCCCCAATGCCACGACTGGCCCCGATGACGCTGTCGATTTTGGCCGACGCAAGCGTCTGGTCGAGATCGCGGCGCCGGGCGCTGGCGGCGAGGCGCCGGGATATCTGGTGTCGATCGTCGAACAGGGCGTGTCGAATTACTCGACCTACCTGTCGCCGACGCAGTCCAACGCCCTGGCCGTCGCCGCCCTGCTGCTCGACGGGTTGCCCGTGCCGGCGGGATACCAAGGCCTGCCCTCCTCCGGTCCCGAACCCAGTCCCGCCGCAGCGGGCTGATCGGCCGCAACCATGCCCCCGGGTTGGCTGGGGCGCGACTACAACTACTGGAGGGCATTGTGACGGTGCAGAAGATACGCAACGCGACAAGTATTGCCGGTGTCATCCACCGGCTGCTGGTCGAACTGGCGGGGTCCGAGGACATCGGGCCCGGTGTGGCGATCGTCGCCGAGGCGTGCGCGCGGTCGGTTTCCACTGTGCGCGGCTGGGCCGACGAGGACAGGCGGGATCAGCCGACGATCGAGGCATGCCTCGCGATGGATCGGCTGTATCACGACCGCACGGGCCTGGAGCCTCCGATCGGGCGGTACTACGCGGAGCAGGTGTCGCGCATGACCGGCAACTGTTTCGGTGCGGTCCGGTACGACATCGACCGCGAATCGCTCCGGCTGCACCACGCCGCCAGCGACCTGACGCGGGAGATCGCGGCGGCCCAGTGCCCGCACTCTCCGGGCGGGGCGATGATCACGCTGACCGAGGCGGCCGGGATCAGCCAGCGCAACGCGGTGGTCGACGAGACCCAGATCCGGCTGGCGAAAGCGGTCGAGCAGGCTGGGCCTGGGAGGTCGGCGCCATGACCGAGAGTATCCTGGAGGTCAACCCAGACATGTTCGACCGCGGCTACCGCGCCGCGCTGGAGGGGCACGACGGTGCTGGGTATCAGTTTGGCAGTTCGATTCATCTCGGCCATGCGTTTGGCCGGCAGTGCCTGGCCGCGCGCTACAACGCGGCGGGTTGCGGTGCGGCGGCGCGGCTGGAGGGCCTGCCGCGCACCATTAACCCGTGGGTGCCGGACACCCCAAGCTGGGACCACTGGGACCACGCGTGGTCCGTGATGGACGCGTCGCGGGGCGAGATCGAGCGCGCCCGGGTCGAGGGCATCCGGGTCGCCGGCATGCTGGAGCGCGCGGAGTGATCGGGCTGGCGGAGCTGCTGGCGCAGCGGGCGGTCGAGGGCGACGCGGCGTCGCTCTACCTCGACAGTCTCGGCTTGTCGCGGCCGGATTGCGTGGCGTGCGGCGAGTTGCCGATCTCCGGCGCCGACGGTCGTCGCCAGCTGGGGCTGATCCTGCCGGTCACCTCGCCGGATGGGTCGGCGAGCGGCGCCGCGTGGTGCCAGCCGCTGGAGGCGAACGGCGTTCGGAGCGGCGAGCCGGTCATCTTGGGGCCGTGGCGTGCGACCGACGCGGTTCGGTTCGGGCCGCCGGTCGGGCGGATGATGGGGCTGGCGTCGGATCCGATCGAGGCGCTGCGCGTGTCGTCGCTGGCGTGCATGGCCGCGCCGGTATGGTCGCCGATCTCCTCAATGATGCTGATGGACGTCGAGATTCCGGCCTCGGTCGAGACGGTGATCCTGGTCCGCGTGCGGGGCACGGAAAAGACCGTGGAACGGCGGATCGCAGAGCGGTTGGCCGAAAAGCGCGACGTGACGGTGCTGTGTTTCGACGGGCAGCACGTCGCCTGGGCGCTGATGCCGCCGATCTCGCCGCGCGAACCGGCTCGATCGGCGCCGACGCGGCCGTCGTCGGCGCGCGGCGGTGACCGCCATGAGGTGGTCGAGGTCGACACCAGTCGCTGGGGTTAGGTGGACATTCTGTAACGGCGCCCGGCAGCGCCGGGCCAGGGAGGCTTGAACATGGATGATGACTTGGTGGGTGCGCAGAGCGGCACGGGTCGGCGGGGCACCCTGCTGATCACCCTGGCGCCGGGGTTCCCGGCCGCGGAGGTGGCTTTGGTGGAGGCGGTGATCCGCGAGCGCGGCGGGCAGGTCACACGGCATGGCCGGACACCGGCACATGACGATGCCCTGTACCCCGCCGGCTCGGACGACTTGCTTCGCGCGGCGGTGGCGTATCTGGCTCATGAGATCGACCCAGCCGGCGGCCTGACGCGGGCGCTGTACCCATGGGACGCCGGCACGTTCCGGCCCGGTCAGGGATCGCGGAACTTTGAAAAGGGCTTGGCGCTGGGGTTGGCCGCGATGGGCCAGCGGGCTCGGCGGCGCGATGCGTGAAGTGCCTGGGTCGGAGCTGCTGGTCGCCGCGCTGGCCTACGCGGCGCGGGGATGGCGGGTGTTTCCTTGCCGCGCCGGAGGTAAGGAACCTTGCAAGGCGGACGGCTTCTTCGAACACGGGTGCCGGGACGCGACGTCCGACCCCGACCGTGTCCGCGCGCTGTGGCGGCGCTGGCCATCGGCCAATGTCGGCTTGGCCTGCGGTCCGGACAGTGGCGTGTGGGTGCTCGATTCGGACATCGACGCGGCCAAGGGCAAGGATGGCGAGGCGACGCTCGGCCGGCTGGTCGCCGAACACGGCGCCTTGCCGGAGACGCTGCGGCAATTGACGCCGTCCGGCGGCATCCACCGGATCTTCGCCAACCCCGTGGGGCTGGACGTGCGAAACTCCAGCCAAAAACGGCTGGGCAACGGCCTGGATACCCGGGGCGAGGGGGGCTACATCCTGGCGCCGCCGAGCATCCACCCGAACGGCGGGCGGTACGCCTGGGCGACGGACGCCGAAGTGCCGATCGCCGAGGCGCCGGCCTGGCTGCTCGCCATGCTGCTGGACGCGCCGGCGCCGAAGGTCGGGCGGCCGGCGCCGCCATCCACCGACTCCATGCCGGCCTACGCGCGGAAGGCGCTGGACGACGAGGCACAGCGCGTCAGGGGCACACAACCCGGCGGGCAGAACGACGCGCTCAACTCGGCCGCGTTCAGCTTGGGTCAGCTTGTCGGGGGCGGCGCCCTGCCCCGCTCCCTCGTCGAGCAGCATCTGACGGCGGCGGCGCTGGCGTGGACCCATGATCCGAAGAAAGACCGCTGGACGATCGCCCAGATCGAGCGGCGCGTGAAGGACGGGATCGACGCCGGCATGGCCCAGCCGCGCGGCGTGCCGGAGCCCTCGCCGTCGACGCGGGGTTCGATGACGCGTAGGGGCGATCGGCTAGGACCGCGAGACCGGCGGCCGGCGGTGTCGGAAGCGGCGGCGCATGCTGGGCGGGCGGTATGGGGCGGGAGGTCGCCGATCGACGGGACGCCGGCCGACGGCTATCTCCGCGCGCTCGGTATCGAGGTCCGGTCGCTTGGCCAGAGCTTGGCCTCGCTGGGTTACGCGGAGGTCGACTATCTCCACGCGGCGGCGAAAGGCGAGCCGCCGCGGGTGATCGGCCGATGGCCCTGTCTGGTGGCCGGCTTGGCGGGTGACCAGCGGCGCGTGGTGGCTGTGCATGTCGTCTACCTCGACGCCGCGGATCCGACACGCGCCGCGACGATCGCGGCGCCGGAAACGGGCGAGATCCTGCCGGCGCGCCGAACCATCGGCGCGATCCACGGCGCCAGCGTCCGGCTTGGTCCCGCCGGCGCGTCCATGGTGCTGGCCAGCGGGATCGAGACGGCGCTCGCCGTCCGGATGGTCCGGCCGCATGACCCGGTCTGGTCGGCCATCACCTTGGACAACCTGCGCCACGTCGTGCTGCCTCCGGAATGCCGGGCGGTGACGCTCGCCGTCAACGGCAAGGGCGCGCGCGACGCTCGGATCGCCCGCCACGTCGAGGCCGCCGGCAGCGCCCAGGCGGCCGGCGGCCGAGGAGTGAGGACCATGTGGGTGCCCTCGCTGGTGTCATCGGCGGCTGGCTCGGCGGGTGCGCGATGACCGAAGCTGAAGCGAGATTGGTCGCGTTGGAATTCATGCTGGGCACGTCGATGACCGCGCTTCAGGTCTGGGAGGCCGTGCTGGCCGACTTGGGTCGGAAGCCCCGACCCCGGAGGGTGAGCGTGCCGGCGTGGTCGGAGGTGTTCGACCTGCTGGTGGTCGTGCTGCTGGATATCCAGCCCTTGGTGACGGCGGCGGAGGGGCGGAAATTGGCGCTTCGCGCCCAACGCGCCGCTGACGGGCCTGACGGGACAGGCGAGGTGGATGGAACGCTGACAGGCGCGGGATTGCCGGTCCTGGAGTTGGCACGGTGGGCCGCATGACGACTGGGATGGTCACCGGGCACCTGCTGGCGAACGCCGTTCGCGGTGAGGGTGTCGATGGGCCGGCGCGGGGGTGGCGCTGATGCCGCCGCCGGACCTGCGGGTGATCATCGGCAAGGCCTTCGACGAGGCCGAGCCTTACGAGCCGGACAAGCCGCGCGGCCGTGGCCCCGGGGACGAGGAGTTCGAGATCGAGCTCGCCGGCTATCTGAAGAACGACTTGGGCAACGCGAAGCGGTTGATCGCCCGGTTTGGCCGGGACCTGTTGTATGTCGCGGAGGTCGGATGGCACGTGTGGGTCGGCACCCACTGGTCGCTGGAAGACGGCGGGCGGCGGGCGAAGATGCTGGCGGACGACACCGCTATGGCGATCTTCTACGAGGCGGAGGCGTTGCGGGCCGCTGGACCGAAGGGCAACGAGTCGCCGGAAGAGTTTCAGGCGCGGTTGGAGAAGCACCGGAAGTGGGGAGTCACGTCCGGTAACGGGCCGAAGCTGGCCGCGATGCTGGCCCAGGCGCAACCCTATGTGACTCAGCGGATGGAGGAGTTGGACGCGCACCCGGACCTGTTCAATGTCCGGAACGGGACGCTTGAGGTCCGGATGGATGTGGAGGGCCTGATCCATTTCCGGCCGCATGACCGGGATGATCTGATCACCAGGCTGGCCGATGTCAGCTATGACCCGGACGCGGTGTGTCCGGCTTGGCTTCAGTTCATCGGCGATGTCCAGCCAAGCGCGGCGCAACGGGAATACCTGCAACGCTGGCATGGCTATGGCTTGACCGGGCGGACCAGCCTGCAAAAGGTGGCCATGTATTATGGCTTTGGCTCCAACGGGAAAAGCACGTTCCTGGAGACGATCGAGAAGTTGATGGGCAACTACGCCCTACGGCTGCTGTTCGCGTCGCTGCTCCAGGATGACCGGCGCCGGGGCGCGGACGCCACGCCCGACATCGCCAATCTACCCGGGCGGCGGCTGGTGGTCGCGGCCGAACCGGACACCGGCGCCACCTTCTCGGTCGGGACGATCAAAATCCTGACCGAGCGCGACACCATGCAGGCCAGGCACCTCAACAAGGGCTTCTTCTCGTTCATTCCTCAGCATCACCTGACGCTGATGTTCAATGAGCAGCCGGTGATCAAGGCGACCGACGACGGGACCTGGCGGCGCATCGACCTGGTGCCCTGGCGGGCGCGCTACATCGAGGCGCGGGAGGCCGCGACATATCCCGACCTGCCGATCAAGGACTACGAGCTGCCCGCCCGGCTGCTGGGGGAGTTGCCCGGAATCCTCAATTGGTTGCTGGACGGGCTCCGGCTGTACTTGGAGACCGGCCTCGAGGTGCCGGAGGACGTCGTCGAGGCGACCGAGAAGTACCGGGCGGATAGCGATCCGGTCGGCGAGTTCATCCGCGCGGCCTTGAGGGCAACGGCGGTGACGAGCCCACCAGCGTTCATATCTGGCAAAGAACTGTACATCGTCTATCAGCGATGGTGCGAGGAAAGCGGTATGCAGCCCTTCAGCATGACGCGGTTTGGGAAGTTGGTGAAGACGAAACTCACCTCCGAGACCAAGGGAACGGTCCGATATCTACATATCGAGGTCGATCCCCGATGGCTGAAGATTTGGGATCGACTGTGATGGCGCGCGTTCCTTCCCCGCTCCCCCATCCTCACGGCGGCGGGGCGACCCTCCGGGGATGACAGACCCTCCACCAACCCTCGTCAGAAAAGGACTAACGATTACAGGGCGTTGCGAGGGTTGGAGGGTTCGAGAGGGTTTGCCCCCGCTCCATGAAGGGGGGTTCGGGGGAAGTCACATTAGGTGTGTGAAAACCCTCCAAACCCTCACCAACCCTCTTAAGTGTTTGATCTATCTAGCTTTCAGCTTGAACAAACCCTCCATCAACCCTCCAAGAACTCTCCGGGGAAAGCATCATGTCTCAGTCGCTTAAGGACCTCAGGGGAACCCAGGCTTGGGATGATCAGAACTTGGCGCTGCGGTTCTGGCCGCTGGTGGAGCGGATCGCCGCCGTTGCGCTGAAGGCGGGCGGGGAAGCGGCGCGGGACGCGGTCGGCGCGCTGGCGCTGGCGCTGGGCGAGGACGCCGAAAGGGGCGGTCATGAGCGCGGGGCCGGGCTGGGGTCCGTGCCGATCCGGATGCAGTCCGAAGCGCTGCCGGTTGGGTACGCGGCGCATCGGGCCGAGGCGCTGCTCGGCAATCCCGGACGTGGGGACGGGTGGCCGGTCAACGGCCTGTTTTCGAGCGGGAAGATCGGGGCGGAGGAGCTGCGGGCGGCGACATTGATCCGTGCGGCGGCGGAGATCGGGACTGGCGCGGGTCGGATCTCCGCCATGGATTACGGCAAGGTCCGGGTCGACGGCGGCAAGCTGTGGTCGGGTCACCTGTCGGGGCTGGCGGATGGCGCCGACATGTCCGCGCTGACGCGCTGGATCCAGGCGATGGACGCGCGGGCGGGGTTGCGGGAGGTCAAGGGCTCGCACATGACCGTGAGCGCGCTGGACTTGGTCACCCACGTCGTCGTGCTGTCGGACAGCACGCGGGCGCTGGATCGGCGCGTTGGTCTCCGGAATGGCAAGACCGCTGATATGGTCGCGGTTGCGTTGAAACTCTTCGTCAGCAGGAACTGGAAAAAGGAGGATCCTCACCCCAAAGACCCTTGACGGTTGGGGACGGGTCTGCGTACTGTCCCCGCATGATTGGCATAGTTGGGCTCGGCGGATGACTTCCGCCGGGCCCAACGCGTTTCGGGGGTTCGGTTCCGGTGGCTGGGGTGCGGGCGGCGGTGGTGGGAGAGGTCGAGGCGCGGGCTCCGCATGCCCTCGCGCTCACCTCGCCGCCGCATCCTCCGGCAATCACCCTGGCTCTTGGGCGTCACGGGTCCTTCCCGGCCAAAATCCGTATACGGTCGGCAAGGGCGTTCTGTATCGGTCGTACCGGGCCGAAAATTTGATGCAACAGACGTTGCCCTAGCAACGATCCGAGCAACAGACAGCAACAAGCATGCAACAGACGTTGGACATAGCCGCGACCGGGAGACCCGGCCGCGATGTGAACCTTGTGACCGTGTCACAGGCTGCCGAGCTGCTTGGCGTCAACAAGTCGACGGTGTCCCGGCAGGTTGGCCGCCTCTATCCGAACCGAGGCACCGAGAAGCGTCCGCTCATTGACATCAACGAGGCCAGGACCGCCCGCTCCGCGAACCTCAACCCGGCCATGCGTCGAGTCGACGCTATCGAAACCTCCCCCAGATCGGTAGCCGTCACCTTCGAGGAAGATCCTCCGCGAGTGGCACCAACCGCCACCGCCGCCCCTGCCGGCTCCCTGGATTGCGTCCCCGTCGCCACCCTCGCCCAGTGGCAGACCGAGAAGGTGAAGGAGCAGGCGCTCCTCGCCCGGGCCCAGCGCGAGGAGAAAGCCGGCCTCCTGGTCGAGCGCCAACTGGTCGACGAAACCGCGTTCGAGTTTGGCCGCATGCTGGCCGACTACCTGGGCCATCTGGCGAGCGACCTCTCGGTCACGCTGGCGAGCATGCTGGAGCCGCGCGAGATCGCGCTCTACCTCGATCAGCGCTTCCGCCAGATGCAGGAGCGCCTCGCCGCCGAGTTGGAGCGCCGCCTCGGCGCCAGCCCCGAAGCGAGCGCCGCCGAGGAGGAGCTACCCAGTGCGGCCGAATAGCGCCAGCGCGCTGCCGGGCTTGGCCAACGGCGCCACCGTGTTCGCGGCCTCGCTCGCCCGTGGCTTGCGCCCGCCTCCACGCGTGACGGTCAGCCAGTGGGCTGCCGACAAGCGCATCGTTGGAGCCGAGAGCGGAAGCCCGCATCCGGGTCCGTGGGACAATGACCGGGTGCCGCACTTGGTCGAGCCGATGGATTGTCTCAGCTTCAGCGATCCGAGTACGCACATCGTGATCCTCGGACCCGCGCAATCGGCCAAATCGGAGGGCGGGGTCAACCTGGTTGGCTACGTCATCGATGTCGAGCCAGCGCCAGTCTTGATCGTCCTGCCGTCGTTGGACGAAGGGAAGAAGTACAACAAGACGAAGCTCCAGCCGACGATCGACGAAACCCCGTCGCTCCGCGACAAAGTCCGCGATGACAAGTCGAGGGATGCGACCGGCTCCACCGCCTTGATGAAGCGGTACCGAGGTGGTTTCTGCATCGTCACCGGCGCCAACAGCTCCAAAGGCCTACAAATGATCTCCGCGCGGGTCCTGATCCGCGAAGAGATCTCGGAATGGCCGTTCGACGTGGACGGACGCGGCGACCCCATGGACCTGTCCGAGGACCGGCTGACCGCGTGGCGCCAGCGGGGCGTCAAGATCTTGGACGTCTCGACCCCGGGATTGGCCGGCTATTGCCGAATCTCCGCGAACGAGGCGAAGGGCGACCGCCGCCGCCGTTACCTGCCGTGCCCGGCGTGCGGCTGGTACCAGCAGCTCGAATGGCGCCGCCTGCGCTATCTCGACGAGGACGGCCGCCGGGTCCCCGCTCATTTCCGGTGCCAGCACTGCGACGGCAGGATCGAGCACCACCACAAGCTGGCGATGAACCGCGCTGGCGTCTGGCTGCCGACCTACGTCGATGACGATGCCGTCAACGACAACCCAGCGCCGCCGGCCTGCATCGCTCCCGAGATGATCGACGTCTGGCGCGGCCGCTCTCCCCGTGGCCGTCAACCCTCCTATGCGTTCTGGGCGGTCATCAACCCATTCACGTCGTGGGAGGACCTGGTCAAGGATTACCTCGACCGTAAGGACACCCCGTCCAAGCTGAAAACCTTCACCCAGCAAAAACTCGCCGAGCCCTGGGAGGAGACCGTCGACGTCCCCGAGGCCCAGCTGCTGGTCAAGGTCACCGCCGATTTCCCGGTGCGGCGCCTCCCCCCGGGCGCGGCCATCCTGACCGGCATGTGCGACGTCCAAGGCGACCGGCTCGAATGGTCCGTATACGCCTGGGGACCGTACATGAGCGGCTGGGAAATCGACTGGGGCGTCATCCCCGGCGACACGACGCTGCCGGGCGTCTGGGAAAAGCTCTGGCAGGTCGTGCGCCGCCAGTATCCCAACGCCGCCGGCAAGCTCTGGCCCGTCGACGCCTTCGGCATCGACAGCGGCTACAACTCCAACCAGGTCTACATGTTCAGCCGCAAGGCGGCGCACCTGTACGCGACGGACGGTCGCGCCGGCGCGCTCCGGCCGGCACTGGGCGCCGCCAGCCCGGTGGACGTGTCGATCGCCGGCAAGACCCTGAAGGGCGGCGCCCAGATCTGGCCGATCGGCACCCACCCGATGAAGGCGGAGGTCTACGGCGCGCTTGGCCTCACGCTCGCCGGCGCCGACGAACACGGCGCCTTCAGGCCCGGCGCCCTGATCTACTCCAAGCTCCGTACGATCGAGCATTTCGAGCAGCTGACCGCCGAGCATCTGGTCAAGTCCGAAACCGACAACCGGACATCCTGGCAAAAGCGCAAGGCCAACCAGCCGAACGAAGCGCTCGACATCGCCGTCGGCGCCCGCGCGCTCGCGTACCATGTCGGCGCCGGCTGGCTCGACGACGCCGGCTGGCGGCAGCTCATGACCGCGCGCCAAGCCCCGCCGCCGGCGGGCCATGCCGACCTGTTCAGCACGGCGTTGGCGGCCCCCTCGATGGAACCGTCGCCCGGCGCGAACGCCGTTCGCCCCGAAGACGCGCCGGCCGCGGAACCGGCACCGCCAGCGCCGGCCCCTGCCGCCACGCCGCTCTCCAACCCTCTGTTGGCCCTCGCCAACCTCTGAGGCCCTGAGGATCCAATGACCGACGAAACGACCCTGCGCCGCCGCCTCACCGAGGCGGAGGACGCCTTGCACCGCCTGACCATCGGCAAGTCGGTCACCGTGGCCAGCGGCGACGGCAGCAGCATCACCTACGCGCCGGCCCAGTCCGCCCAGCTGCGCCTCCATATCGCCGAGCTGAAGATCAAGCTCGGCGAGTGCGCCGGCTACGCCCCCGCCATGCCCCGGTTCTTCTGATGCTGAACCCCTCGCCCATCCTCGACGTCTCCGGCCGCCCGATGCCGCGCGCGTCGGCCGCCTCCGGCGCGACCTCGGCCTATCAGGCGGCCGAGCGCTACGCGTCCGAGTTGGCTGGCTGGATGCCGACGCTCGCCTCCGCCGACGCCGACCTCCTCCCCGAGCGCGACACGATCGTCGCCCGGTTTCGCGACCTCGCGCGCAATGACGGTTGGGTCAAGGGCCTGCTCAAGCGGGAGCGCGACGCCGTCGTCGGGGGTGGCCTGATCCTGCAATCCCGCCCCGACTATCGGGCGCTCGGCCTCAGCCATGCCCAGGCCACGGAAGTGGCGACCCAGATCGAGGCGGCGTGGCGCCAGTGGGCCGACGATCCGCTGATGCGGTCCGACGTCGCGCGGCGCCGCACCTTCGGCGGTCTCCAGCGCCTCGCCTATGGTCATTGGCAGACCGATGGCGAGGCGCTGGCCGTCCTGCATTGGCGCCCGGACGCTGGCGGCCCCTGGGCCACGACGTTGCGGATCGTCGACCCGGATCGCCTGTCCAATCCGCACGAGGCTTGCGACACGGACCGGATCCGGGCCGGTGTCGAGCAGTCCGAGGACAGCGCGCCGATCGCCTATCACATCCGCGTGCGCCACCGCATGGACCTGTGGGGCACCTCGCGGGCCGACGCCTATCGCTGGGAGCGGCTGGAGCGCGAAACCGCCTGGGGCCGACCCATCGTGATCCACCATTTCGAGGGGGACCGAGCCGAACAGAGCCGGGGCGTCCCCTCGGCCGCCGTGATCAAAGCCGTCAAAATGCTGTCGCACGGCGCGGACCTGGAGCTGCAAGCCTTCATCATCAACGCGGTTTTCGCCGCCTTCATCGAATCACCGATGGATCCCACTCTCCTGGATCAACGTCTCGGCCTCGGCGACATGACGAAGGGCTACCAAGCGCAACGCGCGGAATATCACGCGTCAGCCAACATGCGCTTCAATGGCGTCAAGATCCCCAAGCTGTTCCCCGGCGAGCGATTCCAGCTCAACGCCGCCCAGCGCCCCGCCGCCGGCTTCGGCCCCTTCATGGGCCATTTCCTCCAGCACCTCGCGGCTGGCACCGGCCAGACGTACATGCAGGTCAGCCAAGACTGGAGCCAAGCCAACTACAGCAGCGCCCGCGCGGCGCTGCTCGACGTGTGGAAGGGCCTGGTGGTCAATCGCGCCTCCTTCATCACGGGGTTCGTCCAGCCGGTCTATCTGGCCTGGCTCGAGGAGGCGATCGACGCCGGCGCCGTCACCCTGCCGCCCAACGCGCCGTCGCTCTACGACATGCCGGCCGCGTGGGTCCGTGCCCGCTGGATCGGGCCAGGACGTGGCTACATCGACCCGGTCAAGGAAACCCTCGCCGCTCAGATGCGGATGGAGGCGGGTCTCTCCACCCTCGAAGCGGAAGCGGCCGAGCAGGGCCTCGACTGGCAGGAGGTGCTGGAGCAGCGCCGGCGCGAGCTGGACGAGACCGACCGCCTCAACCTGCCGCGCCCGGCCTGGGCCACCGCCGACCTGGTCGCGGCGACGGCCACGTCGCCGACCGACGGCAACCAGCAGCAGGAAAAATCCAAGTGACCATCCCCCTGATCACCGGGCCGCTCCCGGCGCTGGTCGACCCGCGCCACGCCGCCGCGATGTCCGACACCCTCGCCCGGATCGCCCAAGGCAAGCTCCCCGCGACCGCGCAGTGGATCGGCGACGCGGTCGAGCGCCGGACCCTCTACCCGGTCGAGCGCGGCGTCGCGGTGATCGCGGTCCACGGCCTGCTGGTGCCCTACCTCGACTATGTCGGCTGGCCATGGGCGACCGGCTACAACGTGCTCCGGCTCCAGTTGGAGCAAGCGTTCCAGGATCCGGAGATCCGGGGCGTCCTGCTGCACGTCAATTCCGGGGGCGGCTATGCCTCGGGGTGCTTCGATCTGGTCGACTGGATGGCGGTGGCGAAGGAACCCGCCGGCAAGCCGATCGCCGCCGTGGTCGACGACGCCTGCTACAGCGCCGCCTATGCCATCGCCAGCGCCGCCGACAGCATCGCCTGTCCGCGCGTCGGTGGCGTCGGCTCGATCGGTGTCGTCACGCTGCACCTCGATGTCAGCGCGGCGCTCGAAAAGCAAGGCTACAAGGTCACCGTCATCCGGGGCGGCGCCCATAAGACCGACGGCAACCCCTACGAGCCGCTGCCGCCCGATGTCCTGGCCGATTTCACGGCCGAGGTCGAGGACCTGCGCACTCTGTTCATCTCCACCGTCGCGCGCAACCGCGCCTCGCTGGGCCTGACCGAGGAGATCGCCGGGGCGACCGAGGCCCGCGCCTACAGCGGCCCCACCCGCTTGGCCGAGGCCCTCCGCCTCCGCCTCGCCGACGCAGTGGCATCGCCCGATGTCGCCGCCACCGCCTTCATCAACCACTGCAACTGAGGTCCCGACGATGGGCAAGAGATTCAGCTTCGCCAACCTCCTCGGCCACAAGGCCGAAGAGGACAAGAAGGAAGACGAAACCGGCCAGGACGCCGGCGCCACGACGGATGGCGAGGAGGAGGACGAGACCTCCGACGACGACAAGGCCGAGGACGGCGAGGACGACGACACCGAGGAGGAGGAGAAGTCCACGCCGGCCGCGAAGGCCCGCACCGCCGAGCGCCAGCGGATCGGGCGGATCCTCTCCAGCCAAGCCGCCACGGGCCGCCTTGAGCAGGCGCTCCACCTGGCGCTCAACACCAGCCTATCGCCCATCCAGGCGATCGGCATCCTCAAGACCGCGCCTACCGCCCAGACGTCGACGAAGCCCAAGGGGTCGCCACTCGCCGACGCCATGTCCCGCCAGCCCAAGGTGTCGCTCGGCGCCGATGGCGACGGCGGCAAACTCGATGACGACGATCTCGCCAAGCAGATCGCCGCGTCGGCCCGTCGCCGTTAACCGCAGGAACCGCAGCAATGTCACTCGCATCCTACGAGAGCCGGGGGAGTTGGTCCCCCGACGACCTGATCGCCGGCGAATACCCGCGCGCCTCCGAGACGGTTACCATCGCGTCCGGCGCCGACTTGGTCGCCGGCTCGGTGCTCGGCCAGATCACCAAGGGCGCTGCCTCGGTCGCGGCCACCGGCGGCAACACCGGCAACGGTGTCCTGACCCTGGCCGCGACGCCGCTCGGCGCCAAGGCCAAGGTCGGCGCCTACGTGCTCCGCTGCACTGTCGCGGCCGTCAACGGCGGTACCTTCGCGGTCACCGATCCGGACGGTTACCGCCTCGCCGACGCGACTGTCGGCGTCGCCTACGCCGGGCCGCACATCAACTTCACCGTCGCCGACGGGTCCGCCGACTTCGCGGTGGGCGACACGATCACCGTCACCGTCGCCGCCGGGTCGGGCCAGTACCGGCTGGCGACCGCCGCCGCGCTCGACGGCTCCGCCGATCCGGTCACGATCTTGGCCTACGACGCCGCCGCCGCCACGGCGACGGTCCGCGCCGGGATCTATCTGACCGGCGAGTTCCGCGAGGGCCGCCTGACGCTCGGCGCCGGCCTGACCCTCGCCGCGATCCGCGCTCCCCTGGCGGCCCGCCACATCTTCCTGCGCAGAACCCTGGAGTCCTGATCCGATGGCCGACCTGTTCAGCACCTCCTTCCTGTCCCGCGTGGTCGAGCACCTCGACCAGCCCGCCAGCTTCATCCTCGATACCTTCTTCCCGAGCGAGCAAACGTCCGACGGCGCCGAGGAGATCGCCTTCGACATCGACAAGAGCAAGCCGCGCCTGACGCCGTTCGTCCACCCGACGCGCGCCGGCCGCGTGGTCGAGGGCCAGGGCTACGAGTCGAAGTCGTTCCGCCCGGCCTACGCGAAGGACAAGCGCCGGTTCGATCCGCGCGCGCCGCTCAAGCGCGCGATCGGCGAGCAGATCGGCGGCGTCCTCACGCCGATGCAGCGGCGGCAGCGCCAGATCGGCCAGGCGCTGGCCGACCAGTTGACCATGCTGACCCGGCGCGAGGAGGCGATGGCGGCCGAGGCCCTGACCACCGGCAAGGTCACCGTCAAGGGCGAGGATTATCCGACCGTGGTGGTCGATTTCGGCCGTGACGCCGCGCTGACCAGCAGCCTCGCGGACGGCCAGCGCTGGGGGCAGGAAGGCGTCAAGGCGCTGGACACCATCGAGGAGACCTCGGCGCTGATCCAGAGCAAGTCCGGCGCCGTCGCCCGCACCGTCGTGCTCGACCCGCTGGCCTGGCGCCTGATGCGCAACGACCCGCAGATCGAGAAGTACCTGGACCTGCGCCGGGTGGAACGTGTCAGCCTGGACGTAAGCCCCATGGCCCGCGGCCAGGGGAAGGACAAGGCCCGCTATGTCGGCTCGGTCGGCGACTTCGACATCTGGGTCTACCAGGACGTCTATGTGGACGAGAACGACGCCGGCGTGCTGACCGAATACAAGATGCTGCCGGACTTCAGCATGACGCTGGCCAGCGCCAGCCAGCTCGAAGGCGTCCGGGCCTACGGCGCCATCCACGACGAGGAGGCGGACTTCATGGCCGCACGCTACTTCACGAAGTCGTGGCTGGAAAAGGACCCCGCCGTCCGCTGGCTGCTGCTCCAGTCCGCGCCCCTCGTGTTCCCCTACCGCCCCAACGCGTCGGCCTGCGTGACCGTCGCCGCGGCGCCCTGAGGTCCACTCCATGGAACCCCAAGCGGCTCTCAACCTGGTCAGTGGCATCGTTGGCCTGCTCATGGTCTTCGGTGGCGTCATCTGGCGCGTCGGCGCGCTGCTTGCGGCCATGGAAGCGAAACTCCTGAAGGCGGTCGCCGACGAAGCGGTCGAGGGCCGCGCCCGCGCCGGCCGCATGCACGCCAGGATCGACGAACTGAAGGAGCGGCTGGCCAAGGTGGAATACCAAGTCGGCAACGACATCACGGGCCGGCGGGCCGTCGCCGAGATGTCCACCCGGGTCTCCTCGCTCGAAGGCCAGTTGGCTCAATTCGAGGGGACATCGCAGCTCGCCGAGGTCCTGACGCGCGGGATCGATCGAATCGCCGATCTGGTCGAGCCCCGTGGCCCCCGCCGCGTCGCCGCCGACCGCGGCTGACACTCTCCACATCCCGAACACCACGAGGACCCATAGATGGTCAATCCGCGACAGCCGGTCGCCACGCTCCCGCGCGGCATCCGCAACAACAACCCGGGAAATATCGAGCGCACCACCCCGCCGACCAAGTGGCAAGGGCTCGCCAGCGACCAGTCCGGCGACAAGCGGTTCGTCGTGTTCCAGGACCCGGCGTGGGGCATACGCGCGCTCGCCCGGGTGCTGATCACCTACGCCGACCGTCACGACTGCGGCACCGTCCGCAAGATCGTCACCCGCTGGGCTCCGCCCAACGAGAACGTGACGGTCGAGTACTGCGCCTTCGTCGCCGGCCGGCTCTCGTGCGGCGTCGACCAGCCGATCAACGTCCACGACCACGCCGTCATGCGCCCGCTGGTCGAGGCCATCATCACCAAGGAAAACGGCCAGCAGCCCTATGACGCCGCGACGATCGACAAGGGCCTGCTGCTGGCGGGCATCCAGCCGCCGCCCAGGCCGCTGGTCGCGTCGCGGACGATCATCGGCGCCGGTGTCGCCGGTCTCGGCGCGGTCGCCGGCGCCGCCGTCCAGTTGCTGGCCGACCCGGTGGCGCTCCAGGCGGTGACCGACGGCGTCGCCGCCCTGCCGCCCAGCTTCCCGGGTGCGTCGATCCTGTCCACGCTGGTCACCCTCGCCGGCGTCGCCATGGCCGCCTGGGCGCGGATCGACGATCGCCGGCGTGGCCTGCGCTGACCGAACGGCGTTCGCGACCATGATCGATTGGGACGACATCCTGCACCGCCCGGCTTTCGAGGAACTGGGCCTTTCGGCGCTCTACCGCGTCGGCGATCAGGGCGACGGCATCCCGGTCCGGCTGCGCCGCGACGCCGCCGACCAGGTGGTCCCGTTTTCCGGTGCGCGGATCGTGACCGAGGCCAGCGTCTACCTCGCCCGCGTGATGGAACTGTCGGCCGCCGGCGTTACGCCCGCCGCCGGCGACACCATCACGTTGCTCGATGGGGCTGGCCAGCCGCTCGAAACCCGCGAGGTCCAGGGCGAGCCCCGCCGCGAGGACTCGCGCCGTCTGTTGTGGACGCTGGACACCGTCGCGGTCTCCGGAGACGCCCCGTGAAGATCCACGCGGCCTTTTCCGGGAACCTGTCGAAGATGCTCGAGGCGGACCTCGCCGCCGGCCGCAAGGCCGTGACGGCCGGTGTCCGCGCCGCCGGCGACGGCTTGCGCGCCGATCTTCAGGCGCAGGTCCGCGCCGCCGGCCTCGGCGAGCGGCTGGCGCGGACCTGGCGCCGGGGCGTCTTCCCGAAGAACGGCCAGGAGAGCCTGGGCGCCGCGACGCTGGTGTGGAGCCGCGCTCCCACCATCGTCACATCCTTCGCCGAGGGGTCCACCATCAAAGGCAAGCTCGGCCTTTGGCTGGCGATCCCGACCTCGGCGGCACCGCGCCAGCGGGGAGGCCGCGGCTCCTCGCGCCGACCGACCCCGGCGTCGGTCGAGGAGCATTTCGCCCGGCCGTTGCGCTTCATTTACAGGAGCGGCCGGTCGGCGCTCCTGGTGATGGACATGCTGGTCGCCAGCGTCCGCAAGGCCGACGGCAAGGTGCGCGGCTACCGCAACATCGGCGTCAAACGCGCCAAGACCGGTCTGGGCCAGACCTCGGTGGTGATGTTCAACCTGGTCAAACAGACCCGCATGCCCAAGCGGCTGGACATCGACGCTGCCGCGCGGAAATGGCAGGGCGAGCTGATCACCCTGATCGTCGATGCCTGGAACCGTGAGGCCGCCAAGTGACCCTCAGCACGCGCGAGCGGGCGCTCGCCGGCCTCGAGGCGGTGCTGTCGCGCGTCGCCGGCGCCAAGGTCACCCGCAACGAGCCGCTGCCGCAATCGGCGCCGGCGGGTGGCCTGCTGATCCTCCGCGACGGCGATCCGGGCGATCCGGAAATCACCCTCTCGCCGCCGACCTACGAATACGACCACGTGGCACTGGTCGAGGCCATCGTCCAGGCCGCTCCGCGCGCGGCCCGGATCGCCAATCTCGACGAGCTGCTGCGCGGACTGGGCCAGGCGCTCGCGGCGGACCAAACCCTCGGCGGCACGGTCACGCGACTGACGTGGTCGGCGGCCCGCGATCTCGACGACGAGGCCATCGAGGGCGCCTCCGGCCTTCGCGGCGCCGTCGTCGAAGTGACGCTGACCTACTCCACCACCAACCCCCTGCTCTGACGGGACATCCCACGATGACATTCCGCGTCCTATCCGGCCTCGACTGCGAGCTGTTCGGCCGCCTCGAATCCGGCGCGATCGGCACGCCAGCCGCCGGCGATTATCTGCGATTGCCCTTCACGTCCCACGGCCTCAGCGGCCGGATCGGCAAGGAGACCTCGGACCTGCTTGGCCAAGGCCGCGATCCCACCGATCCGGATCGCGGCGACGAAACGGTGGATGGCGACATCGCCGTGCCGATGGACGTTCGCGGCACCGGTTTCTGGCTGGCGCTGCTGCTGGGCTTGCCGACGACGGCCGCCAGCAAGGCTTACGGCTCGGTCACCTTCGGCGCCGACCCGCGCGCGGGTGACACCGTCACCCTGGACGGCACCGTCTTCACCTTCGTGTCAGGCGCCCCCGCCACCGCGACCGAGGTCCAGACCGGCGCCAACCTTCTGGCCTCGGTCACCGCCCTCGCCGCGGCCGCCAACGCCTCGGTGGTGGCCGAGGTCGCGGCGGCGACCTACACCGTCGGCGACGGCGTCCGGCTGGATATCCAGCACGACACCTCCGGAGCGTCTGGCGCCGAGTACAGCCTGGCCGCCAGCGCCGCGACGGTCAGCGGCGCCACGCTGACCGCCACCTATACCCACACATACGGGTCCGGCTGCTCGGCCTCCGACATCCGACGCGCCACCATGGTCATTCGCTCGACGCCGGCGGCGCTGACCTGGCGCCAGCTCGGCGTCTGGATGACCCGCGCCCAGCTCGCCCTGGCCAGCACCGGCCGGGCCTCGCTGACCGCGAGCCTGATCGCGCACCGCGAGGATGAAGTCGTCAGCGCCGCGCTGGGCGACGTGGTCACCCACGCCTATCAGCGCTTTTTGCAGGCCCAGGGATCGCTCCTGGTGGACGGCCAGCAGGTCGCGGAGATCACGGCCAGCAGCATGGTCTACGACAACTCCCTGAGCGGAGTGCGGTCGCTCGGATACGGTGGCCGGATCGCCGACATCGATGTGGCGACGGCCAAGCTCGACGGCACCATCACCGCGCGGTTCGGGTCCGGCACGCTGAAGAGCCGCGCGGAATCCGACACGCCCGTCGATCTCCTGTACCGCTGGCAGCCAAGCCCGGGCGCCGCCCTGTCGATCGCCTATCCGCGTGTCTGGCTCCCCAAGCCCCAGCGGTCGATTTCCGGGCCGGCCGGAGTCGAAGCCAGCTACGCCTGGATGGCCGCCAAGCGCCAGGCGGCCGGCGCCGTCACCACCGCCGCCGCGATGACGGCGGTCCTGACCAACGATGTCGCGAGTTACGCACCATGATCAGGGTCGAGGATAAGCCGCGCGTCGCGGCCTGGGAGGATCTCGGCTACGGGGTCAAGGTCCTGCTGCGGCCACGCGCCTACGCCATCTGTTCCGCCGCGCGATCGGCGGCACATCGCAAGGTGCGCGACCTGCTGGAAACGCTCGATACCCTGCGCGCCAACGGCGTCGTCGGCCAGGACCTGCCCGACCTGTCGGACCCGGACATCCGCGCCGGCCTCGCCGACGCCTTCTACGTCCAGTCGCTCGGCCTCTACGCGATCAAGGAATGGACAGGTGTCGAGAGCGCGGACGGTTCCAGCCCGGCGCCGGTCACCGCGACGGCGATCGCCGACTTGTTCGACTTGGCCCCGGTGATCGCCGACCGCTTCCTGACCCTGTGGGACAAGTCGCCGGAGGTCGACGCCGAAAAAAAGCTCTCAGAGAACGTGCGATCTGGCACTTCGGTGGAGGCTCCGAATACTGCGGCTCCTGTTCCGACCGAGGCCAGCCTTGCGCCCGGGGCGAGCGCGGCGCCGACGGCCAGCTCTGTCCCTACGTCCGCCACCAGCCCCGCAGCGTAGAAGGCAACGCGGCATGGCAAGCGGCGATGCAGTGTCGGACCACGGACATGGACGGCTGGCGGCACGTGGACATGCCGGCGGCCCTGTCCGTGTGCGAGGCGTCCGGCGTGCCGGCCGACGTGGCGGCACCGCTGCTGGCCGCCGTCGAGCATGGCTTGCTGATCGAAATCCAGAAGCGGCGGGATCGGGAGCCGGAATGACCCCGAAGTCAGCGCTTGGCGGACACCGCCCAGATCATGGCCAGACCCCAGCCGATGAACGTCCAGCCGAAAATGATGTTGGTCGCGACGATCGCCCACATCTGATGATGCCGCCGCTCCACCGCGATGAACGTCGGCGCGAAGTAGATCACGATCGCGATACCCATGATCACCAAAAAACCAATCGAATCAGACATGCCGCCTCCCCCCGCGAACGCCGTTCGCGGAGCCATGTCCGATCGCGATTAATGAAATGACAACGCGAAATCTTTCGATCCGCCTCTCCGCCGAAGGGGAGGAGGCGCTGAAGCGGGCGCTCCGTGACCTCGGCAAGGAGGGCCAGGCGGCGCTGAGTTCCATCGAGCGCGGTTCCGCCGGTGCCAGCGTCGGCCTATTGGCGCTCGACCGCACGGTCGGCGCGCTGAAGGCGGGTGTCGCCGGTCTCGCCGCCGGCGTCACGGTCGGCGCAATCGCCCAGATGGGCGTGGATGCGGTCAACACCGCCGTGGAGCTGCAGCGCTCGGCCGACGCCGCCGGCATTAGCGTCGAGCAGTACCAGCGGATGGGGCACGCGCTGGAATCGCTGGGGCTCCGCGCCGGCGAATTCGCCGACGTGATGGGCGAGTTTTTGCCGAATCTGGCGGAAGCCGCGCAAGGTGGCAACGACACCGCCGAGGCGCTGGAAGGCTTCGGGGTTTCCGTCCGCGACGCCGCTGGCGGGATCAAGTCCACCGACCAGATCATCCTGGACCTCGCCGACGCGCTGGCCAAAATTCCCAGCCAGACCGAGCGCGCCGGCGTCGCGGCCAAGCTGTTTGGCGAGGAGGCCGGGCCGCGCGTCGCTTTGGCGCTGGGCCGGGGCCGGCAGGCGATCGAGGACGCCGGCAAACAAGCCGCGATCTTCGAACGGGAGAACATCGACGCCGCGCTCGCCAGCAAGAAGGAGTGGAGCGAGTGGGCCACGTGGTTCGATACCACGTGGAAGAACACCGTGCTCGGCGTGCTCCGCGAGGTCCATCTGGCGCGCGAGGGCTTCCGCGCGACCGAGGACCGCTCGCTGGAACGACTCCGCTATGACTTGGCGAACGAGAAGGCCGAGCTGGCCGAACTGCAGGCGACCCGAAATGCCCGCGTCGTCATCGGCGGTGCTGCTGGCCGCAAGATGCTCGACGACCAGATCGCCGAGCAGCAGCGGCTGATCAACCAGCTCGAAGCGCGCATCGCCTTCCTCCAGGGCCCGCCCGGCGGCGGCTCCGCCGGCAACGCTGGCGCCAGCACCAACGAGGCGCTCAATGGTCTGAAGAAGATCCGCGAGGACTTGGAGAAGGAGCTGGCGAAGGTCGCCACGCCGGCCGAACAGATCAAGGCGGTCAACGACCAGCTCGCCGAGACGCGCAAGAAGCTGGACGCGTTGCGCGCGCCCGACGGCTCCAACAAAACCGCCATTGACGACGCCATCGCCCAGGCCGAACTGATCGCCAAGCGCCAACGGGCCGACATCGACCAGAAGGAGGCCGACGCCGCCAAGCGGGACAACGCCCCGCTCCAGCGTGAAGCGGAGCAGCGCCGCGAGGCCGTGGCCACCATCGAACGCCAGATCGAACTGCTGGCGGTCGAGCGCGAGCAGATCGCCATGACGGATCGCCAACGCGCGATCTCCGACGCGCTTCTCAAGGCGGAGGAGGTCGCGCGCCGCGCGAACATCGAAGTCACCCAGGATCAAGCCGAGGCGATCCAGATCGAGGCCGGCCGGCGCTGGGACGCGGAACAGGCGGCCAAGGCGCACACCCAGGCGCTGGACGATGGCCGCCGAGTTCTGCAGGAAACCCTGACGCCCCAGGAGCAGCACAACGCGCGCGTCGCCGAACTGACCCGGCTGCACCAGGAAGGCGCCATCACCGCCAGCACGTACCAGCGGGCCGTCATGGCCTCGGCCGACGACATGCGCGAGGCCCTGAAGAAGCAGGACAGCGGCTGGAAGGAGCTTGGCGAGACCATCCAGGGCTGGGGCCGCTCCAGCGCCCGGGCGCTGGCCGACTGGGCCAGCGGCAGCGAGGCCAGCTTGGCGCGCGTGGGCCAGGCGATCGAGCGCGAGCTGTGGGAGAGGCTGTTCTTCAAGGCCACATCGCCCGCTTTCGACTTCTTCGCCAAGGCGCTGGAGAGCTTCGGAGCGTCGCTGTTCGGGACACCTGGGCTGACGGGCGACAACTTCTCGCTCGGCACTCCCAAGAATTACGTGCCGAAGCCGATGCCGCCTCGCGACAGCGGCGGCCCCGGCAGCGCCGGCCAGCCCTACCTGATCGGTCGCGGTGCCCAGCCGGAGATCTTCGTGCCGGACGTGCCCGGGCAGTTCTACCCACGCGGCCAGTATCCGGCGGGCATGGAGTCACGCGACAGCGGCGGCCCCGGCCGGGCCGGCCAGCCCTACCGGATCGGCATCGACGCCCAGCCCGAGCTGTTCATCCCGAACGGCGTTCGTCCGCGCGCCACCGCCCCGGCCACCGGCGCCGCGCCGTCCGTCGCGGCACCGGTGTCGATCACGATCATCGACCAGCGGAGCGGCGACGCGGCACCCGCCCAGGTGACCGAACGCAACGGACCGGACGGGTCGCGCGAGATCGAGATCCTGATCACCGACACGGTCGGCACCGCCCTGCTGGACGGGCGGTACGACATCGAGATGCGGGCGGCCTACGGGCTGCGGCCGGGAGGCGCCTGATGACCGTGGCAACCTGGCCCGCCTATCTGCCGGCGTTCCCGCTGCGCGAGGGCTACGGGGAGCAGCTCGGCCGCAACGTGATCCGCTCCGCCATGGACTCGGGTCCGGCCAAGCTCCGCCGGCGCGGTTCCGCTGCTCCCGACCCGGTGGCGCTCGTGCTGCTGCTGACCACCGAGCAGGTCACGACGTTCGAGACGTTCTTCCGCGCCACCCTGAAGGACGGCACCGAGCGATTCGCCTGGACCGATCCGCGCCAAGGCGTGGCGCGGGAGTACCGATTCACCGCCGACGCGCCGGACATCAAGCCTTCTGGCGTCAAATGGAAACTCACCGCCAAACTGGAAAGGCTCGCCTGATGCCGCGCCAAGTGTCCGAACGCGTCTGGGATGGCCTGCAGGCCAGCGAGACAGGACAAGCCTACATCCTGCTGGTCAGGATCTCGCACCCCGACCTGGAGGATCCGATCCGGCTCGCCGCCAATCAGGCCGACGTGATCAGCCGGGGTGCCCGCTATGTCGCCTACCCGATGGACGTGGCGCTGCCGGCGGATAAGGAGCGCGAGACCGCCCGCGTCACGATCCGGATCGACAACGTCGATCAGATGATCGTCACCACGCTCCGCCAGATCGCGACGCCGGTGTCCGTCGATATCGAGATCGTCGAGCTGGACACGCCGGACCTGCTGGAAGCGGGTCCCTACTCCTTCGAACTGGCCAGCGCGTCCTACGACGCGCTGCAGGTCTCAGGCTCGCTCGGCTACGAGCCGAAGCTCCGCAACGCCTGGCCGGATCTCCGCTACGATCCGGCCACCGCGCCGGGAGTGTTCTGATCATCATGGTCATGATGATGCCCGCCCGTGATCCGGCGCCGTGGGTCGCCGACTTCCAGCGCCTGCCCTATCGGCTTGGCGCGCGCGGTCCCGACGCGGTGGACTGCTACGGCCTCGTGCGCCTGGTGCTGCTGGCTGTCGCCGGAATCGAGATGCCGCTGTTCGCGGACACGGTTCCCGCCGGCGGGGCCGCCGATCGGGCCGCCCTGGCGGCGCTGGTGGCGGGATACGACCGTGATCGCTGGCGTCAGGTCGCGACGCGGTCGGCGCTGGCCGAGCCGCTGCGCTGGCACCTGGAGCCCCGCGCGCTGGACGTCGCCCTGATGCGGATCGGTCGCCACGTCTGCCACTGCGGCATTCTCGCGGCGCCGGGCTGGCTGCTCCACACCGAGGACGCCGGCGCCGGCGTGCGCCTGGACCGGCTCGACCGCCCGGACATCCTGCCGCGCTTGGTCGCCGTGGTCCGTCACCCCGAACTGACCGAGGCCGCGTGATGATGGATGGCTTGTCCGTCCTGGACGGCGAGATCCTGCCGCCGGAAACGCGCTTGCCGGTCGGCCAGATCCGCGTGATCGCCGCTCCGCGGCCGTTCGCGGCGGATCGGGTCGAGGCCCTGGTACCGGCGCCGGCCACGCTGGTGGAGTGCGCCGAGGCGGCAGGGATCGACCTTAGGCGCCAGCACTGCCTGATCTGGCTCGGTCCGCACCAAGTACCCCAAGCGCTGGCGCACCGGATCCGGCCGCGCACCGGGGTAACGGTGGTGTTCCGCGCCGTCGCCACCGGCGGCGGAGGTGGCGGCGGCAAGAACCCGCTCCGGACGATCTTGACGCTGGCGGTCATGGCGGCGGCCTTCGCCTTCGCGGGCCCACTGGCGGGCGCCTTGAGTTCGAGCCTCGGACTTGGTCTCACCGCCACCGGGACCGGCATGGCGCTGCTGACCGGAGCGATCAGCGGCGCGATCGGGCTGGTCGGCAGCTTGGCGATCAACGCGCTGGCCCCGCCGCCGAAAGCGAGGATCGACAGCCGGGGCGCGTCCGTCCGCGACGATCCGGTGTACGGAATCGCGGGCGCCGCCAACCGGCTGCGGCCCTACGAGCCAATGCCCGTGATCCTCGGTCGCCGCCGTCACGTCTGCGACTTCGCGGCCCAGCCTTACCGGGAGATGATTGGCGACGACATCTATTACCGCATGCTCTTCGTCGTCGGCCTCGGCCGCTACGATGTTTCGGCGCACCAGTTCGGCGACACCGCCCTGACGGCCTATGAGGGCGTCGAGATCGATGTCCGCCAGCCCGGTGATCCCGCCCATACCCTGTTCCCGGGCTCGGCCGCCGAGACCAGCGTCGGCACCCAGCTCAAGGCGGGAGTCGCGGTGGAGCGCGCGGCGCCGGCCGGCGCCGACGAGCTGGCGGTGGAGATCGAGTTCCCGCGCGGCTTGGTCGAATACAACGACCGGGGCGACCGCGTGGAGCGGATCGTCAGCATCGAGGTCGCGTACCGCGCCAGCGGCGGCAACTGGACCGTGGTCGAGACCCGGACGGTCACGGCGTCGCGCGCGAACGCCGTTCGGGTCACGGTGACGTGGCCGGTCGCGCGCGGCGACTACACGGTCCGGCTGACCCGCATCACCGGCGACAGCACCTCCGACCGGGTCGCCGACGAAAGTTGGTGGAACATCCTGCGGCGGTTTCGCAACGAGGCTCCGCTGTCCGACACCGTCATGACCAACGCGACCACCATCGCGCTGCGCGTCAAGGCGAGCGGCCAGCTGCAGGGCCAGCTCCCGGCATTCTCTGTTTTGGTCACATCGATCCTGCCGGACTACGACCACGCGACAGGACAGTGGATCGACCGTGCGACCACCAACCCGGCATCGCTTTACCGCCATGTGCTCCAGGCGCCGTTCGGCCGTGTGCCGGTCGGCGACGATCGGCTCGACCTGTCCAGCCTGATCGAGTTCCACGATTGGTGCCGGATCCAGGGCTGGAGCTATTCCTCTGTCGTCGGGGGCCAGACCGAACGTGAGCTGCTCGACGACATCGCTTCGGCTGGCCGCGCCGCCTTCGCGATGCCATCCGGTCGATACGGCGTGCTGATCGACCGGCCGCGCGCCGCGTCCGTCCACCTGCTGACCCCGCGCAACAGCTGGGGGTTCAGCAGCGTGAAGACATTCCGCCGCGATCTCCACGCGCTCCGGGTCAGCTTCGTCAGCGAGGCCGCCGGCTGGCGCCGCGACCAGATCACCGTCTACGCCGACGGCTACGACGCGACCAACGCCACCGTGTTCGAGGCGCTGGACCTGGGCGACGGCATCACCGACGCGGATCTCGCCTGGCGCCATGGCCGCTACCATCTGGCCTGCCTGATCCTCCGGCCGGAAACCTACACGGTCTATCAGGACGTCGAGCACATCGTCGTGGCGCGGGGCGACCCGGTCGACGTCGCCCACGATGTCCTGGTGGTCGGACTGGCCCAGGCGAGGATAAAGGCGGTGATCATCGTCGGCGAGCTGGCCACGGGTGTCGATCTCGACGACACGGTCGAGATGGTCGAGGGCCAGGACTACGGCCTCTCGATCCGGCTCGGCCGCGGCCGGCCGAACCGGCTGGCGGCGGTGGTGACCGCGCCGGGCGAAACGTCGGTCCTGACCTTCGTGGATCCGATCCCAGCCGATCTCCTGCGACGCGACTTGCTGGTCGCTTTCGGACGCCTCGGCCGCGAGACGCTGGCCTGCGTCGTCAAGGCGATCGAGCCGGGCCCGGATCTCTCGGCCAAGCTGACGCTGGTTGACATGGCGCCAGCGGTCCACACCGCCGATGGCGAGGCGATCCCGGACTACGACCCCGGTATCAGCTTCGCGGACGTGGTGGCACCAAGCCAGCCGCGCGGATCGGAAAGCCTGTACTGGTCGGCCGGGACCCGGCGAACCAAGCTGACGTGGCTGTGGCGTCCGACCGCCTCGGCGCTCCGCCACCGCCTCCGGATCGCCGGAGCGGACGGCCTCTGGCGGCAGGCGCTGGAAAGTGCAGCCGGTCGGCTGGAGATCCTCGACGCGGAGGAGGGCGAGCACCGGATCGAGGTGATCGCGGAGGGGGCCGACGGGCGCCTCAGCGTGCCGGCGAGCGCGTCCTACATGGTCGAGGGCGAGGGCTTGGCGCCCGGTGCTCCGGCCGCGTTGGCGGCGATCGGCGGCCACCGCGAAATCGTGGTGACCTGCACAGCACCCGCCGACCGCGATGTCGCGAGCATCACCCTGATCAGCGCCTCCGTGGACGATTGGACCGTGGCCTTACCCGTCGCGACGACGCCGGCGACGCCGCTGGCCCGCGTCACGCTGCGCCAGGGCAACCTGCGCGGACTGGTCACACATTATTTGTGGGCCTACGCGGTCGACGCTGGCGGCAACCGCGGCCCACTAAATTCGACCCTGGGCACGGTCGCGACCACCGAGCAACTCAGTCACGATGATTTGGCCAACCAAGTGGTCGAGCGCTCCACCCTGGTGCCGGACCTGCTCGAGACGATCGAGTTGATCGACACGACCGACCTGTTCAACGAGGTCGACGGCGTGCGGGTGCCGACGGTACCGACGATCACCGGCGGCCTGATCGGCCAGATCAACACCCTCGTACCCGACTTCCAATCGGCGCGAATCAGGCTGACCAAGGTCGAAACCACCGCGACCGACGTGGCCGACCGGCTCGAATCCGTGAAGGTCGAGGTGCGCCACCAGCTGGGCGAAGCGCTGCTGTCGCTGCACGCCAGCCAGCAGGAGACATCGAGCCTGTTGCGCGACGCCGGCATCCGGACCGACCCGGCCACCGGGAAGGTGGTGCTTTACGCACTGGAATCGTACCGTGGAGAGAACGACGCGCGGGTCAACAACGTCACGGTGACGTTGGACGCGATCAAGGCGTCTGTCTTGACCAAGGCATCGGTCACTTATGTGGACAACGTGCTGGCGGCGGCCGTGCTGGGCGAGGCCGATCTCGCGCTTTTTCAAGGTGTCACGCTGCGCCTGACCACGGCCGAGACGGCGATCGACGGTCTCACCGCGACGGTGAGTTTCAAAGCCAGCCAGACCTCGGTGGACGCTCAGGCGACGCGCCTCACCTCCGCCGAGACGACGATCGACGGGCTGTCGGCCGCCTTGCAGCTCGCCGCGACCAAGGTGGAGTTGAACGGCGAGTCCGAGCGACTGACCACGGCCGAGACCGCGATCGACGCGCTCGCCGGCAAGATCTCCAACGAGGTCGTGGCGATCGAGCGGCTGGCCGTCACCCAGACCGCCGGCGACGAGCGCACCCTCGCGGCGCTGGTCGCGTCGGCCGAGGGCGACCAAGCCGCGCGCACCTCGGTAGCCCGGGCCCGCACCGACCTGACGGCCGCGATCGTCGACGGCCTCGCCGCCGAGGCGGCTTCCCGGCTGGAGCTGTCCGGTACGGTTGGCGATGTCCAGGCGGCTCTGGTCGCTGAATCGCAAATCCGGGTCACCGCGATCGCCGCCGTCGCATCCGACGTAGAGACGATCCAGGTGGAGCTTGGGTCGGCGCTTACCCAGATCACCAACGAACGGCGTTCGCGGATCGACGGCGACACCGCGACCGCCCAAGAGACCCGGTCCCTGATCGCGGTCGCCTCGGACACCTCTGCCGAGCTGACACTGTTAGCCCTGGTCGCTGAAGCCGAAGGCGGCGAACGCGTGCGGGCCAATCTCGCTTACGCCAGGGAAGAACTCACCACCGCCATAGCCGAAGGCGTGTCGGCAGCCGCCACCGCCAGCCTCCAATTGACGGCGCGGATCGACGACGTGGACGCCGAAATCGCCGATGTCCGGACCGCCACCGCGAACGCCCTCACTGCCGAGGCGACGGCGCGCGAGGCGGTGGCCGCCCGTGTCGCCACCGCCGAGGAGACGATCGGCGACCATGGCACCCGGCTGACCACCAACGAGGCGGCGATCGAGAGCGAGCGGTCGGCTCGGGCCGACGCCCTCACGGCCGAAGCGACGGCGCGCGAGCTGGTGGCCGCAACCGTCGCGACCCGCAACAGGACCTACCGTCAGCCGACGGCGCCGGCGGCCGGCCTGGACGGCGACATCTGGTACGACGCCGACGATGGCAACCGCTCCTACCGCTGGGAGGCTGGCGGCTGGGTTGAGACCTCCGACACCCGGATCGCCGGCACCGAGGCCGGGCTCCAGGACGAGCGGCAGGCCCGGGCCGACGCTGTGTCGGCCGAGGCGACGGCCCGCGAGCTGGTGGCCGCGCGCGTCACCACCGCAGAGGGGACGATCGGCGATCACGGCACCCGCCTGACCACCAACGAGTCGGCGATCGAGACCGTGCGTCGCACCAGCGCTGACGCGCTCGGTGCCCAGGCGTCGGAGAGCAAGTCGCTGGTCGCGGTGGCTCAAAGGCGGGCGGACGAGGGTGACGTCGGTCAGCAGCTGGAGACCATCGCCCAGGAACGCGGGATCGCGCTGCTGAAGCAGGACCTGCTGACCCGCGTGATCGAGGGCGAGCTGGCCGAAGCCCACCAGCGCGGCTTGCTCGGCGCCAAGATCGCGGAGGCGGCGGCGGCGCTCCTGTCCGAGGCCGAAACCCGGGTGACCACGACCAGCGCCTTGGCGCGCAGGATCGACGAGGCGGCGGTGCGGCTTGACTCGACGACGGTCGCGGTGGCGACCGAGCGTCAGGCCAGGATCGACGAGGATCGCGCCATCGGCGAGCGGATCGACCAGGTGCAAGTCGTCGCGGACAACGGCACGGCGGCCGTACAACAAGTCGCCACCGCCGTCAGCAACTTAACCGACCAGCTATCGGCCAAATACGAGGTCAAGGTCCAGACCGTGGCCGGTGGCCGGAAGGTGTTTGCCGGCATCGGCGTATCGGCGGACGCGACGCTGGGCTCCGAGGTGGCGGTGCTGGCCGACCGCTTTCTGGTGGTCAATTTGGACGGCTCCGAGGTCCGCGCGCCCTTCGTCGTGAGTGGCGGCAAGGTCTCGATCGCCGACGGCTTCATCGAGCTTTTGACAGCGGTCAAGTTGCGGTCGACCGACGACAAGTTCGTGCTCGACTTCGACGGCAAAAGCCTTTCGATGACGGTGTAGGACCATGGCCAAGACCCTGTACGCGCGGGGCAGCGACGGTACCGTCGTCATCCACGACGGCACGTCCGCAGCGGTCGACAACCCGCTCGGCAACCTGCGCCACCTGTTTTTTCATTCGTCGTTGGACTACCTCGCCGTCGTGTCCGAGCACACCGGGACGCTTGCTTGTGGCGCCGGCTCCGGCTCGACCAGCCGGTCGCTCTTCGCGCACGGGCGCACCGGCACGCCGCTGGTCGCCGGTGTGCTGGTACCATCCGGTCAGCCGCTGGTCGGCACCACGATCACCTGGATGGCCCCGTCTCCCTGCGATTTTCGCGGCCTGACGCTGGGCTCGACCGACACCCACGTCGTCATCCACGAGATCGCGGTCAAGGCGCCGGCGCAAACCTTCAACTACAGGATTTTCGTCTTCGATCGGAACTTCCAATGACCGAAGTCTTGTATCTCTCACCGTCGGCTTTCCGCGCATCGGCCGGAAAACTGAATTCCGCGCGGAAGTACATCGCCAAGAGCGATAGTCCCGAATTCGCGCTGGTCGGCGGCAAGACCATCGCGCTGGCGCCATCGACCGGGGCTGGCAACGACTATCGCGGCGAGGGCGTCTCCTACGTTGTCAGCGGCTGGGTTTACCGTGGGGTGTCGGCGACCAACACGGGGGTCACGACACCATCGGACGTGTCCTTCGCGGCGGTCGTGGTTGGGTGCGCGTCATGAGCCTCAACATGGCGTCCGACCGCATCCACGTGACCAACGCCGCCGGGCAGACGGTGTTCGACACCAACCGCCGGATGTTCGCGATCACGAATTTGCTGACCGGCACCGTGTCGATCGCCGACAAGCCGTCGAATAACAACAGGATGCAGCGCGCGACTACCGTCCTGGGGTCGATCAACAGCGAAGCCGATTTCGTGATGGGGCAGGTCAAGGCGGTCAGCGCGCCGGCCGGCGGCGGGTTGCCGAATGTCGGCGTCTTCTCGGCTGGCGGCACGATCGTCTGGGGTTGGTACCGAGAGGACGTCCAGCGCACCATGCGCGGCTTATGGACGATCACGTTCCGCGCGGTCTCCGGCCAACTCCTCCTCGAGGAGGAGTGGTGGAACCAAAATTCCGGCACCCACCCCAGCCTGAACCTCACCCTAGTCGGCGGTACGCTCAGTTACCGCATCCACGCCGGCACATTCATCTAACCATGAGGATACAATGAGAAAAGTCGTGATCCGCTCAACCGCGGTGGCCTTCGGCGTGCCCAGGACCGAGGCCGAGGTCCAGCTGCTCGACGAGATCGGTCCGGTCAGCAAGGTGGTGGCCACCTACCACCTGACCTTCCCGGAGATCTTCGCGGCGCCGGCCGACCTCGACGCCGCCGTCGCGGCCCAGCTGGCGGCGATTGGGGAGCTGCCCCAATGACCTGGCTGACCGCGGGGACCGTCACCGTGGCGACCGGCTCGGACATGGTGCTCGGCGCCGGTACCAACTTCGGCGCCGCCGCGCCGGGCGACATGCTGGTCGGTCCCGATGATCGGCTGTACCGCCTGACGGCCATAACCAACGACGGCCACCTGACGATCGCGCCCGCGTATCGCGGCGCGTCGGGAGCAGGTCAAAGCTACTCGATCCTGCTGGTCAGCTTGTCGGCCGCCGGCCTCGCCGACTCCCTGCGCGCGACCCGGGCCGCGTACGATGCGGTGCTGGCCGGCGGTCGCCTGTTGCCGGTCGGCGTGATCGCGCCCTATGCCGGCGTCTCGCTGCCGCAGGGCTGGTTGTGGTGCGCTGGTCAGTTGGTTAGCCGGTCGGACTACCCGGCGCTCCACGCGGCGATCGGCTCGACCTATGGCGCGGGAGATGGCGCCACGACCTTCCAGGTGCCAGATCTCCGCGGCCGCGTGGCGGCTGGCCGGGACAATATGGGAGGCTCCGTCGCGGGCCGGCTGGCGACGTCGATCTCCGGCTCGACGCTCGGCGCTGCCGGCGGCGCCGAGCAACACCTGCTCGACATCTCCGAGATCCCGCATCACGCGCATCCTATGCCCACCGGCGTCAGTGCCGGCATCGCCGCGAATCCAGGCCGCTACATCGGAGCGTCCTACACGGACATCGGTAGCTTGGACACTGACACGTCGTTCGACAACGCCGTCGGCGGCGGTCAATCGCACCCCATCCTCCAGCCGACGCTGGTCGTCAACCACATTATCTACACGGGAGTTTGATACGATGACATGGCTGCGCACCGGCACCGTGAGCGTCACCGCTGGATCCACCGCCGTCGTCGGCGCCGGCACAGGCTTTTCCGGCGCCGATGCCGACGACGTGTTCTTCGGGCCGGACGGTCGCCCGTACCAACTGGGCGCGGTGGAAGACAATACCCACCTCACCCTGACGACCCCATACCTCGGCGCCACGGGGTCGGGTCAGACCTATGCGATCCTCAAGCTCTACCTGTCGACGGCGGGGCTGACGGCGCGCATGGAGGCCCTGGCGACGCTGTACAAGGCCGCCGCGGACCTGGCGCTCGCCGGTCGGTTCGGCGACGGGAGCGCCGCGGCGCCGGGCATCGCGTTCGCGAATGACCAGGACAATGGCCTCTACCGGATCGGACAGAACCATTACGCGCTTTCGGTGGCTGGCCAGAAAGTGCTGGAAATACAGGCCGGGAAAGTGACCTTCTGGGCCACTTTGGAGCCACAGGACATCGTCAAGGCCGCAGCGTATGAGTACGTGTCATACATTAGGAACACCGAGCCGAGCGGAATTTCGGCCTTCGGGTTGAAAAACTCGGCGGGCACGGTGGTAGGAGGCATGGGGTACTACGGCGCTGGCGACCTGCTGCTGATGTCGATCAATACGCCAGCTGGCGCGGCGCGGCTGCAATCCGCCGGCGGCGCTTTCGATGTCATGAGCGATGGGACGTTCGCGCCAACCCTCGACAACCTGCTCCGCGTGGGATCGTCCGCACGTCGCGTCGCCCAACTGGTCGCCGGCACGGCGGTGATCTCCACGTCCGACGCTCGCGAAAAAGAATGGCGCGGTCCCCTCTCGCCGGCCGAACTGGCCGTCGCGATCGGGGTCGCCGATCTGATCGGAGCCTATCGATGGATTGAGGCCATCGAGACCAAGGGCGCCGCGGCACGTGTTCATTTTGGTGTGCGCGCTCAGGACGTGGTGTCCCTTTTCGCGGATCACGGCCTCGACGCTTTTTGCTACGGCGTCGTCTGTTACGACAAGTGGATCGGCGACGATGGAGTCGAACGCGATAGGTACGGCGTCCGCGAGAGCGAGCTGTGGGCCATGGTGGTGGCCGCCTTTCGGCATGGCCAAATCCAGCAGGACGCCCGCTTGTCCGCAATGGAGTCACGGATCGCCGCGCTCGAGCCGCAATCCGACTGACCGCGAACGGCGTTCGCACCGCCACAAGACCGCCACAAAACGTCTCTAACCCATTGATATTATACGGGTTGGAGAAGTATCATAATCCTTGTGTCGGGGGTTCAAATCCCTCCTCCGCTACCAGCAGAAGAGCCAGCCAACCTTCCGGGTTGGCTGGCTCTTCCAATTCCGGCACCGTGTCACTGTGCGGACTCGATAAGTACCGGGTAAGGAGCGCGGCAAACAGCTGCGGCGAAGCGCACATCTGATGCAGCCTTGGCGCTTTTTCCTTCGTACCGATTAACCTGCTTTCCTTGCGCCAATACTCGGAGCAAGAGGATCATCCTCGTACCTACAACCGACCCTGCCCCGAGCGGCACGTCGAGAGTCATCCCCCGCGTTGCACTCTCCAACACGAGCCGGGGCGAAATAACACTATCGCTTAATCTGACAGACGATTGGGAAGGTGAAGTCTTGGACCTCCTTGGCGACATCGGTGGCCGCTACGGTCTGGACGCTGCGACTGGAAAAGGAGATCTTATTGTCCTCCAGGAAGTTGATGAGGGTGGTGTTCTTCACGGCGAAGCCGACGTTCTGACTGTTTCGGAGGAGGGATGTGATGACGCCGATGACCGCGCCAGTGGAGTCCACGAGTGGCCCGCCCGAATTGCCAAGTTGCACCGCCGCGTTCGTTTGAAGCTCGTTTTTGGCCCCCTTGAAACCTGTAAGTGAACTGACGATTCCACTGGTCATGTTGATCGACGTCAATATTGGGCGTTGTGGATAACCGAACAGATAAACTGACTCACCCAAGGCGCCAGGACTTTGGCGAACGCGAGCATGACTTGTGTGTTTGGTTGACGTGCGTAGAACGACCAGGTCCAGGCTCTTGTCGATGGCGACGACGGTAGCGGTGACGGACTCGCTCCCCTTTTCCACCGTCACCTTGTCACAGGACTTGATGACATGGTGATTGGTCACCAGTTCGAAGTCGTTGACGTAAAAGCCACTCCCGGATCCGATAACCACGTATCGGGGCGCGCGCTCCGGCGCCGGCAATCGGGCTTTGGACTGCGTCGCTCCGGGTGGACCGTTGGGAATTTTGCCAGTGAAACAACCCGGAGCAGGCAGATCCTTCATACTGGAGAATCTGCGCATAATTTCCCGAGCTTCGGGACTACCCAGCTCGATTGAGCGACGAAACCAGGAGGCCGCCATCGCCTCGTTACGAGCCACGCCTTTACCGGAAAGATACAGATTTCCGATCTTGTAGGCAGCCAT